GTATTGCACTTTTGGCGACAAGCGGCCGTGGCGTGCTGAGCGGACTCACGGCTGTAGCGGCTCGGTTTGCAAGTTTTCCCGCCATCCTAGCAGGTGGCACAGCGGCGGCCTTGACTTTTGGCAGCGAGGTCAACTTCTCACTGGATCGTATGCTTGAAGCCATGCGGCAAGGTGCTGATGTATCCTCAGCCATGCGGCAAGCATTAAGCGATACGAGCCCGGTGGCAACGACGCTGAGTGATCAGTTCAGAGGCTTGGGCACTGTGCTCGGCGAGGACCTTTTAGCAGCTGTCTCTAGAATTTCACAAGCAATCACTGGGCAGTCGGTCGATTGGGATAAGTTGAGAGGTGCGGCTGTCTTCGCAGTCAGCGCCGTAGCTGGGTTTATCAAAACAACATCAGCTTTGGTTATGACCTCTTTAGCTGCTGTACCCCCGGCTCTTACGCTTGCATTCCAGTCCGCATACAACGCCATTATCGGCATTATGCAGAAAATTGTTGATACGGCTGCTGAGGCACTCAACGAGCTGATAATGTTTGCAAACAAAGTGCCCGGCGTCGACATGGGATACTTTGTAGCCCCAGAGTTTTCCAAGTACGACACGAGTGAGGCTGTGGGGCAGTTATCAAAGCTTGGCGAAGCGCTTCGCGTTACATCGACAGAAGCCGCCGATCTCGCGGGCACAATGCGCAAGGTGCAAGCCGAAGCGGATAAGATTGCAATGGCTCGCGCTGTTAATAGTTGGCGCGTTACCGTCACGCCAGGAGATGATACGAAGCGCAATCCCACGTCAGCAGGCGGAGACCCGATTGCTGAGAAAGCGCGGCGCCGGTTCGAACGCGACATGATCCAGGCCGACGCGCGGCTGGAATTGCAGCGGCTTGAACAACAATCCATCGGCAAGTCAACCTACGAAACGGAACGCCTACGGGTACAGACAGAACTTCTGAACCAAGCCCGCGAAGCTGGCGTCCCTCTCTCAGAGGCAGACCGCATCAAGATCGAAGCCATCTCCAACGCCATGGCTGGCGCGATCGTGCAGACCGAAAACATGCGGGCTGCTTATGACATGCTGCGAGACGAGACGCGGAGCTTTTTCTCAGACTTTGCCAAGGGCCTGAAGGACGGGGAAAGCGCAACGGAGCTGCTTGCGAATGGCTTGGACCGGATCGCAGACAAACTGATTGACATGGCCATAAACCAGCTTGTCGATCAGGCTTTGGGCGGATTGTTTGGCATGGGTGGCCCGCAGTCGGGCGCCAATGGCGGACTGGGTGCCGGGTTTGCCTCACTCTTTGGGTTTGCAAAGGGTGGTGTGATGATCCCAGGACAAGGGCCTGCCAATCTTCCGAGGTTCGCCCGTGGCGGGATTTCACGACGTGCCGCGATATTTGGTGAGGCAGGACCCGAAGCCGCTGTGCCGCTTCCTGATGGCCGTCGCATCCCCGTGGACATGAGGTTGCCAGCGATCCCTAAGGCACAAAGCGCGCCAGCTGCCCCGGTCCTGAACATGTCGCTCAACATTGACGCGCGCGGCGCCACTTCGGAAGGCGTCAATAAGCTGAAAACAGACTTGGTTCCGACAATTCAGAAAGTCGTGAAGGCAGAGGTAAACCAGATGTTTACCCGAGATAGCCGGTTTGCACGGGCGGGGATTTAAGACATGCCGATCACGTTCCCGCGCGACTTTCCAGACTACTGCTTTACGGGTGAGTGCACCTTTCAGCTCCAGTATCAGCAGGCGCAGGCCTTGGCCGGTAGTGCCACGCCGCAAGTTGCCGACCTTGGCCCGGCCTATTGGGTGGCTAGCTATCAGACGGACGTGCTCACGCGCGCGGAATGGGGCGAATGGGCGGCTTGGTTTGACACGCTGCGCGGCGGTCTGAGGACATTCAAAGGCGTGCCTGCTCTGTGGCGGTGGCCGCGGTCAAGGCCGCGCGGGTTTACAGGCTTGCTCGTCTCTGGCGTCCAGTGGACGGGCAGCGGAAACTTATCGGTGATCGGAGCCACACGCGAGACGATAACCGTAAACCAGCTTCCGAACGGTCTCGTTCTTGCCCCTGGGGATTGGCTGTCTATTCCCGTCGGGACCAAGCAGCACCTACACAGAATTGTGGAGGGCGGCACAGTTGCATCGAATTCTTGTTCTCTGATGGTGGAGCCAACAATCCGCCCCGGCGTTACAACCGGGATTGCGGTCCTGTTTGATCGTCCTTGGTGCGACATGGTTATGACCGGCCAGCCGTCGATCTCACGGCGCGGCACGAAGGGCGGCTCAATTTCGTTCTCCGGCCAACAGGTGCTGATCTAACATGCTGACCTTGCCATCGGGCATTCAGACGCTTCTTGAAAGCGGCAGGTTTGCCGTGCGCTATCTCGTGCGCTTTGAGCTTGCGAGCGGTGCTCAGGGCGCATGGAACGATACATTTGCTGTCACCTACAACGGGCTGAGCTACGCGCCGCTTGGCGGCAACTTTGAAGTCTCGGAAGTGCCCGCAAGCTCTGAACTCAACAGCGACCGCGTCCAGGTTGTCGTCTCAAACCTCTCAAACCAAGTCACAACCGTGATTGCCAACGAACAATGGCACCAACGGCCGTGTACGCTGTTTGTTGCATTCCTAGACGACGCTGGAAATGTGCAACACGTCATGACGCGGTTTTCTGGCGTGCTTGATGAGGTCGAGATCGCGGACGCCGCCGACGGTCAATGCACGCTCACGCTGTCGATTGAAAGCAACAGCCGGGAATTGAACCGCGCCAGCGGGGATACGAGGTCAGATGCCAGTCAACGACGCCGCCTCTCGACTGATGGGTTCTTCAAACATGCAGCCTACGCCGCCGCCGATACCGACATCTATTGGGGACGCAAAGGCCCGCAGTATCCCGCCAAGGTCCGTTGAGAGACTGGTGCGGCTTGAAACATGGCCGTTGATCCTACGCGCCACGATCACGAAGCACGCGCACACGCCGTTCGTGTGGGGTCAGTCTGACTGCTCTTTTGTGTTTGACGCCATCCGGGACATGACCGGGTTTGATCCAGGGGCAGAGATGCGCGGCTATAGCTCGGAGAGGGAAGCCTTGGCCAAGGTCAAAGCGGCGGGCTACAGCACTATGCTTGAATTTGTTGAGGCGAACTTTTCCGAAATTGATCCGGCCTTAGCGCAGCGTGGCGATATCGGCTATCCGCGCGACATCCCGCATCCGCTAATGAGCCCAGCCATCATCGATGGCCCTTTAGCCTACAGTAAACATCCTGCAGGCGGCGTTGTAATAAGTCGCGATTTATTGGCGCGAGCTTGGGCTGTCTGATCCATGGCATTCATTGCTCCTCTCGTCGGCGCAGCTGTTGGCGCAGCGGCTGGTTTAGGCGCTGTTGGTACGGCGATTGTCACGGCTGGTGTGGGCGTCGGGCTGTCTTTTGCTGCGCGCGAGTTGCGTCCCAAGCAGAAGAAAAGCACTGGCAGCGAAGCCCGAGGCGTTCGTGTCGGTCTGCAGATCGATACCAACCCTCCCCGGCAGTTCATTGTCGGAGAAGCCGCAACCGGAGGCTCGCTTACGTACTGGCAGCTCTCTGGCACGGACAACTCGACGCTGTGGATGGTCATTGCGCTTGCAGATCACGAATGCCAGTCGCTGCAAAAAGTTCTGATTAACGGAAAGGAAAAGACGCGCAACGGCACAACCGGCGAGATCAGCGGTTACGGCAGCAAGTTCGTCGTTCGCTTTTACTCGGGTGCCGACAGCCAAACGGCTGACAGTGAGCTTGTCGCAGCCTCTGGCGGACGCTGGACAAGCAATGAGCGCGGAAAAGGCATCTGTTACGCCGTCGTAAAGCTCACGTATGACGAAGAACTATTTCCAGAGGGTATTCCTGAGATCACGTTTGTGGTCCGCGGCGCGAAACTGTTCGACCCGCGCACGAGCACGACGGCCTGGACGGCGAACTCTGCCGTTATCCTATACAACATCCTGCGCGGCATAGCGCCCTATAGCGAGAAGCTTATCGGGATGAACGTCCCAGCGGTGGCCATCCGTTCGGCGGACGCCATTGCAGCCGCGAACGCCTGTGATGAGAACGTGGCACTTAAAGCTGGTGGAACGGAAAAACGCTTTTCCTGCAATGCCGTCTTCGACAGCACGCAATCAAACCGCGATATCATCGAAACGATCCTCGCGACGATGTCCGGGAAGCTGATCGCGACCGGTGGCATTTATCGCATTCTGGCCGGAGTTGCGCAAAGCCCCGTGGCTACGCTGACGGATGCCGACGTCATCGTGACTGAGCCCGTTGTGGCGCGTCCAAAGACGGGCCGCAATGACCTTGCCAACGCGGTGCTTGGCAGCTTCACCGATCCGGCGCGCGGTTACGCATCCGTAGCTGTCCCGCCGCGTACCAGTTCAGCCGATGAGACGGCAGATGGAAGCATCAGGCTCGCCAGATCGTTTGATCTCTCAGCCGTCACATCACGCACGCAGGCTCAGCGCATCATTGAAATCGAGCGCAAGCGGGCCAGGCGGCAAGCCTCCGTTGCCATGCGCATCCGCGCCCGTCACTTCGGGCTGGAGCCGGGCGATTGGGTGACGTTCACCAGTACCCGCCGCGGCTACAGTGCCAAGACGTTTGAGGTGCGCAGCATTAGTGGCGTGCGCGATCTCACGTCGGATATCGTTCTTGGCGAGATTGATGATGGCATCGATGATTGGAGCACGTCTGACGAGATAGACGATAACCAGGTCGCTGATCTGGCGTCCGCTGGGCCATCCATGACAAGCGTGCAGGGCGTCACGCTACAAAACATCACTGTTACGTCCGGTGTTGGGGCGTCGTCTGTCTCGCGGCCTGGCTTGGCGATATCTTGGACGCGGATTGACGATCCGACTGTCACGTCTCTGCTGCTGCGCTATCGTATCGTAGGCCAGACCACGTTCCTTGAACG